CCGGTCGGGTCCTTGGCTCTCCTTTAAGTTGCATCATGCGTAGAATGACATTCCGGGATTAACCGGAGAGTACCCGTTCCGTTTTAAACGGCCAGCACACTCGCGTAAGCGAGCACCTAGGTAGGGTTATGCAGCGGAAGAATTTCCGACTCCATTTGTCAAACGTAAGCTTTCGTTCCCTAACGGGGACCTGAGCATAAAGCATGGTGGCTGACGACCGTAGGCGGGGGACACGGGACTAATTATCCTGTGCTCCCCCAACTTTCAGTTGCAGACAACTTAGAGGGAAGCTTCTTCTCTCTTTTTGTGCTTAAGAAAGCACGAGTCTTCCACAGAAGGATCCTATGTTAGACACTAGCGGACGACTAAGGGTTCGAGGCGGGTATGTAAATACTTGTCCCCAGACCCAAAACAAAGTCAGATGGCAGAACTGCAATCAACCCAACTGGGTGTTGCAGGGAGCTCCTTACGGTGTATGTTACACCGGAGAGTCTGAACAAATGAACGATTTCGTTACGCGTCGATGGACCGCACGTCGGGAACGTGGTGAAATTATCATGAACCCGATGACGCATACCAAAGACAAGTGCAACATAGCCTCTGGCGGTGTAGGACCGGCGTGGCGACAAACTAACCCCTATTATTGCGGTCCGACTCCAAGATGGTCGGAGCAGGACTGCGAAGGGGAAGGTTGGTTCGCTTACGTCATGTATTTGTCCTATGTAACACCCGCTGCAGGACCTCTACCTGTTGGGTCGGCCATCTCCGTTGGAGATGAAATCGATTTACAGAAGGAGGTATCCACTCGATGTTTGGCGAATCGGGGAAATAGTCAGAACAACTTGTTCGAATCTATCGCCCAGTATCGTCAGACGTTTAGTCTTCTTGGCAACCCCTTGCGATCGGTGCAAGCTCTCTTGAGCAAAACATCGAAAGCGATGAAGAGGGGACAGTCAATTGCTGAGGCATACCTGGTCTTTCGTTACGGCGTAATGCCGTTGATTCGAGACATCACAGGTGTGATAAGTGGTTTGGAGAAAAAGGTTGGTAACATGAGAGTTTCGACCCGAGCCCGCGGAGAACTTATGCGGGATCAGAGTTCGAGCTTTACTTACGCCTTCGGCGCAGGCGTCATGACCGTCAAAATTCAAAACATTGACAGTCTGATAGTCCGTGCCATGTCGTTGGACGAGTACTTTGTGTCAAAAGCACAAAATGTAGGTTTTGCTTCTTCGGGCCTTTTTATTGTCCCTTGGGAGCTGATACCGTACTCGTTTGTAGCCGACTGGTTTGTGAATCTTGGAGATTATTTCAAGGCTCTCATACCTCTTCCTTCACTCAAAAACCTAGGGATGTGTCTTACTACCCATCGCATTCAGCAGACAATTTACACGTCCGCTGGAACTACAAATGCCGGTACATGGACAGTTACTCGACCTCCGAGTGGCAGTTGTTCTGCTTCTAAAGAGGTTAAATCCCGGGTTCCCAGTCTTACTCCGAATATTGTTGTGAAATCGGATTTTCGGTTCCATGATGCTGTTCGTGCCTCCGATGCGGTCGCTTTGATCGTCCAGAGGATGGGAACTATCTTTAACCGTCGCTAGACCCTCACTCACAACCGTGAGAGAGGAACTTGGCTTTAAGCCAAATCAATTAAGGAACACTTATGTCCCTCACTGTCAATGCCGTTACCTACACCGCGGATTCCTTTAACAAGGATTCGATCGGCTATATCGGACCAGCGAAAACTGTTTCGGTAAAAGACGATGTGAAGCTTAGTCGTACGGCTCCCAAGCCCACGGCAAGTTTCTCCGGTCTCGGTCGCACGTCAGCGAAAATTACACGGACGCTCGCTCTCACGGCCGCACTTACCCCAACAGGGGACGCGATCGTGGAAGTGTTGGTGGCTGTACCCGTGGGTTACACCGCAGCAAATGTTGACTCGATACTGAACGACATGGGGGCCTTTGTTGCATCGGCCTCCTTCAAGACTCATGTCAAGTCCCAGCAAG